CCTTAAGGGCCTACCCGGTGCTTTGTGCCGGACATAATGTCTCACTACTACCGTTATGCAGTGCATCCAGGCGGTAGTTCAACACTCAAAATATAGGAAACTCCATGGCTGGTTATTTTACTGAAAAGAGAAATACCGGGAAATTTATGAACAAGGTTTATAAGTATGGCTATAAAGCCCCTTATCCACCTTATCCCGTTATTAAACTCGAAGACAGTATTAATATACCACTCATACAGGAAACCACCAGTTATAGATCTGGTGGTAGGTATGAAACGATGCCTATTCAGGATCTCCAACATATTCTTATGTTGGACTCCTATAATAACGCACCGCAGTCGCCGACTGATAATGGACACCCTTTCTTCACATCCAAGCAAGAGATATTTATGTCTCAAAACACGGATGTGTTGAAGAACGGTGACTGTTATTATCGAGGGCCTATTGTGCCCAACGGTACTGACTTCATGGGAGCCCCCCCATTTGATTTGGGATACTGGGGCCCCACTATGATTGCCAGAACCGAGCCGACTAATACCGCTATATCGCTTTCTGAAGCACTGGCTCAGTTGATCTCCGTTTTCGGAGGACTTCCCAAGATTCCTCTTGGGAAGATAACTGCGTCAGACCTCAACATATTTGAGTTATATGATGTACTTCAAACCTTCCGTAAGGCAGGTAGTGAGTACCTCAATCTCTCATTTGGTTGGGGCCCTTTTATTAGGGACTTAGTGAAAGTCCTACAAACCGTATCAGTGGCTCACGCCCTGATTACGAATTTTGTAGAGAACGATGGCCTTCCGGTCTATCGTCGACGTAGCTCCGGTCCGATTGTGGATATCTATACCATAGATTCTGATGTTGATTTCAACATGAGAACTGGCATGAGAGGGCTTTCAACTAGTGAGTTGAATCCTATCTGGGATAATCACAATCGAAGTGGGAAGAGGACCCGAACTTACCGCAATACGCGGACTATTAAGTTCGACGCAGAATACCGCTATTTTCTCCCGACCGGTAAAACCGATCTGGATAAGATAGAATGGATTCATCGAGTTCTCAATAAAGGGATCTCGATAGACATCACTCCTGATGTCTTATGGAACCTCTTGCCGTGGAGTTGGCTCCTGGACTACTTTGCTAATATTGGGGATGTTATCCACAATGTTTCGCAGTTTGGTTCGGACAGCTTGATGCTTGGGTATGCTTACATTCAGGTACATGATGTAACTGATGTGACGCATACCTATAGGTCTCGCGATAGTAATTCCAATCGTGATATCGATGTTAGCATCACTTACCGTACAACGGTTAAGCGACGCTACAAAGCATCTCCTTATGGATTTGGCTTAACGCCCGGGGATTTAACGCCCCAGCAGAATGCCATACTCGCGTCCTTGGCTGCTATAGCCTTGGGCCGACCGTACTGGAAGAGATGAGTGTATAACTCTTTCCAGTTTCACCTGGTAGCCGTGCATTGCGGTTGCCTTGTATCTATATTAAATAGTAAGGAACTCGCATGGCTTTGTCCGATCCCCAATCAATTACGATTAACTCCATTGCTCATTCGCTTCCGCGAATTGGGCAGGATATCAGCTCCGGTCTCTTTCGAGAGAATGATGGAACTGTTACGGAGACAGTTCGGCACTCACAGACGAAAAATCGTCTGCGGTCGAATCTCCGGTTTGATCACCACAAGATCGTTACTGACCCACTTGTTACGGCGAACAACATCGATGTAGGCACTAGTGTCTCCATCGTATTCGATCGCCCTCTCGTCGGCTATACCGTCGCCGAGTTGAAGCAGGTTGTAGATGGCGTCGTGGCCTATTTGGCCGCGTCGTCTGGTGCCGTAATTACCAAGATTCTTGGTAACGAGGCGTAATGATTACGTAGGGGTCCTCCTAACGGAGGGCCCCGATGTAGTCGCGGGATCCTGAGCCAGGCTAGGGATGTTACTAACTCCAATAAGGAGCAGTACATGAAAAGCCTGATTATGTTCCTACAACAGCTACTCGCAGATGCGGGTAGCTTTTGTGGCATAAGCACCACTCGTGATGTTAAAACCATCACGAGCCGGATCGATAAGGAGGGCATGGCGTTCGTTACGCTAACTCTCCCGCAATTCCTTAAAGACTTCGAAAGAAGTCTTGATCAAGGATTTGTGTCAGATGATCTCTTTATGGGTTTTACCCGTAAAGCAAGTCTCCCCCGTTTTCTCGGAGGTTTCTTGGAACTGATTTTCGATCCAAACACTGGTGTCCTACTTTATGATGACGTCAGGATTTCTGACGGCTTAGAGGAGCTAGGTGAAGACCTGCTCCGTAGTCTAGGCATGCAAGGTGTTGCCGTCCACAGTGTCCGCCAGATTCTGGGGGCATGTGGCAAGATTGAAGAACTCTGCACTGCAGAACGTCAATCTAAGGCAATCTCTGCATTCATCCGTAGAGAGAAGTACATCCGTACGAGGGACGATGAAATTTCTGGAGAATCTTATATAGATTTTTTAGAATTTCTGGACGACTTTGGTCATCCATCTTCCAAACAGTCGATGAAGACATCTTCTATGGAAGAATTGTACCCAGACACTCTGGAGGCGCTACAGCTGATAGGCTTGTCGGAAACGGCAAGTACTACCAGCGTGATTGGCCGACCAGACTTGATGACGTATTCCCTTTCTGGGAAAACGCTTTATCAAGGGTCTCCTTGGAGCAAACTCTTCACTATGTAAATGGTGAAGAGTGTAGCCCTGAAGACCGTATAGTGCGGTATGTAGAACCTGAGGACGAGCTACCTGTTAGGGTAGTGTTTGTCCCTAAAACGGCGAAAGCACCAAGGGTTATCGCAATAGAACCTACTGCTATGCAATACATGCAGCAGGGGATATTGCGGAGCCTTGAATCGGCAATCGAGACAGACTATCTCGGGAGTAGATTCATCAGTTGGTCAAGCCAGATCCCTAATCAGGATTTAGCTTACCGGGGATCCCTTTCTGGATCCTTAGCAACACTAGATCTTAGTGAGGCTTCTGATAGTGTTTCGTGGAAACTCGTACAGAAGATGCTTGGCAATTTTCCACACCTTTTTGGAGGGGTGGACGCCACGCGTTCGAGACGAGCGACCCTACCTAGCAACGTCCATCATCCGATGGCCGGTGAGGTTATACCTCTTGCTAAGTTCGCGTCTATGGGTTCAGCACTCTGTTTTCCCTTTGAGGCAATGGTATTTTGTACCATAGTCTTTCTTGGGATAGAGAGGGCTTTAGGACACAGTTTGTCAACTCGCGAGTTAACTCGCTTTGTTGACAAGGTGCGCGTCTACGGAGATGATATAATTGTCCCTGTAGAGTTTGTGCCTTCCGTGATCGATACACTTAGTGAATTTGGTTTCACGGTGAATCGTAGCAAGTCTTTCTGGAACGGTAAGTTCCGTGAGTCTTGTGGTAAGGAGTACTTTAATGGCTTTGACGTTAGTATAGTCAAAATCAGGAGGTACTTCCCTACATCACGGCAGGACGCACTCGGAGTAGCATCTATGGTATCTCTGCGTAACCAGTTTTATTTAGCTGGTTATTGGAAATGCGTAAGATGGCTCGATAACCAAATCGAAAGGCTAATCCCTTTCCCAGCCGTTGGCCGGGATCAGAATGACCCTCTAGATTGGTTTGAGAGCTCTCCGTCATTAGGAAAGATCTCCTATCTGGCATACAAACCAGATGGGTATGATCAGTCTTTGCAGCGTGATTTTGTCACTTGCGCTACATTGCACCTCGTAATTCCTATCAACTCTGTTGATGGTTACGAAGCCCTAATGAAGTTCTTCTTGCGTGCCTACAATCTCGAAAGAGAGAGCGGGCTCGACGGTTTGCTTGCCGTCGACAAGAAGCACCTCGTGCGTTCTGGACGACCTTCATCCGTCAGCATTAAGGTGAAGAAGGTCTATCCCTTGTAATCGGGATAGATGGGGTATTCCACCCCAGTGCGGAGACTTCGTGTCTCTTCTGAG